CCACAACGACAGCTTACCCACAGTTGAATCAACAATAGTAATTACAGAAGGCGAATTAGACCAACTTGCTATAAAAGAAGCCTTCAAAGACCACAGCAACATAGACGTATATTCAGTACCAAATGGAGCACCGAACTCTTTATCTCCAGACGGAAAAGTTGACCCTAACGAAAGCGGAAGATTCAAGTATGTCTGGGAGGACAGAGAAAAGTTTGAAGGAATAGACAGGATTATTCTTGCCGTTGATAGTGATGAAAACGGAGAGATTCTAGCTTCAGAGCTATCTCGTAGGCTAGATAAAGCCAGATGTTATGTTGTGGATTACAGGGGATTCAAAGATGCCAATGAATTATTGGTTGAGACAGATGCAGAGACAGTAAGAAAACAAGTCCTCAATGCAGAGCCAGTTCCTTTACATGGTCTTAATAACATAGATTTCTATTCAGATGAATTCCAGATGCTTTATGACCAAGGACAGCCAAAAGGAGTAAGCACAGGGTTTGATTCAGTAGATAAGCTATTCAACATACAGACAGGTTATCTTTGCGTTGTAACAGGTTATCCGTCAGACGGAAAATCTGCTTTTATAGACCAGTTATTAGTCAACGTAGCAAAAAACTATGGTTGGAAAACAAACATATGTTCGTTTGAAAAACCTCCTACATACCACGCAATACAGTTGGCACAATGCTTTATAGGAAAACCATTTTTCGAGGGCATGAATCAGAGAATGACACAGGAAGAGAAGGATTTCTCACAGCACTTTATCAATGAACACTTTCTATTCCAAGACTACCAAGACGGAGGACAGCCAACGATAGAAAACATCTTAGAAAAATCTGCTCAAGCAGTAATGAGATACGGAACTAAGATTCTAGTGATAGACCCATTCAATTTTATTGAGACAAATCATAAAGGATTAGAAACTGACATGATTTCAAGTATGCTTACCAAGGTGCAATTACATTGTAAAAAATATGACATATTATGTTTCTTTGTAGCACACCCAAACAAGCCACAAGTTCGTGACGGAAAGAAGAGTCTTGTTACAGGTGTAGATATATCGGGAAGTATGGCATGGTTTAGCAAGGCAGACAGCCTCTTGACAGTACATAGAAATGAGCATAACGTAGAAATTCATTGCACAAAACAAAGGTGGGCATGGTGTGGAAAAACAGGAATGGCTAGTTTAACTTTTGACCCATTAAGTAATAGATATGCGGAAGAAGAAAAAGTCGAAGACACATATGACTGGGAGTTCTAACGAAGAAGTCCACGTTAATGATGTTGGCAGTCCTTACCTTCACAAACAACATGAAGTAGTAGTAAGAGTATTCAACAATACAAAAGTTGGTAGAGCTATAGTTCTAGACCAACACTTAATAGACGTTCTTTTCTATGAAGATTACTTAAATTCCAGACAACACAACGTCTGCGATAAATACTTAGGAATGATTTCTAAATCTGGCTGTTTTGCTCCCGCTCCAGAGCTGGGAGAAAGAATATTTACTGGTAATGGAAAATTGAAGCCTCTCCCTCGTGCTTGTTTATTGATTGGAGTACAAAGAACTTTAAAAGAATTGTGCGGTTCAAATAAGGAAAGGGAATTCTGGAAATTAATGACTAGCAACCCTGATAGGGTAAGTCAGTCTCAAATAAAGACCACTCAAGCATGTGCTAATGCACTATTGAGCTATTGGTATGTCAGTCAGGAAAGTCCTGTTTCTTTGTTTCAGCAAGCCCTGATAACCCCTTCCCAATAGATACAGTTTCGTACTTTGGCGGTTTTTGCTTTGTGTAAGCACCAGAGAAAATTTCTTTACCCTCTTGTTCAGCTATATCTTCTACTTCAACACCTTTGGCATCTGCGACATGATGTATCATGTGGATAATCTGTTTGTTTAAAGACCTATCTTCTTTCTTGGCTAGGGCATGTGCCAAATCATATGTCTCTTGCGAGCATCTAATGAATAGACTTTTCATCTTCTTGTTCCTCATTTAATTCTTCAAAACCCTGTATTTCATCTTCATAGACCATTACAGGTGCATCTTGTACTTCAGCAATAGCAACCGACTCTCTACCAACCTGATAAAATCTATCTTCTTCCAGTTGATGAATAGCTGATTGCAACAACCACTCATTGCTAGTAATAAGAGGGTCATTTAATAATGTTATGGCAAACGCTAACGCATCCATTTCACTAGGAAATATCCAAACCCTATGAACCCATCTAGCACTACTCTTAGTTGAGTTAGGATTGTTAGGCTCAGGTATATCTAATTGGTATGTGTGTCTTACTACTGCAAACATCTCTATATTATAGGCATAATGCAATCAGATTGAAAGCTACTATTAACGGCAATGTTGGTATAGAAACTTTGTGACGGCAGAAATATGGATGACTGGTAAATAAAATATTTTTTTTTTTGGGGGGGGGAAACCAACGGCTACTAAAACACAGCAGTAGGTATGTTTCACATGAAACAAAAGACTATCTCAGACTATCTACATCAAATAAAAAAAAGACAAAAAAAAGGAGCAAGTATTACTACTTACTCCTTTAATTTATCTAACTAGACATGGAGGTTTATCTTGTTGTCTCTATCTATCTCAACAAGACAAGAACAATATAATATACTTGATTGCATAATGCAACTTTTATCCACAAGTTATTAACAGAGTTATCAACAGGCGTACAAATAAAAAATATTTACTAGTTTTTTGCAAGGTTTAAGAAAAAACACTACATCTTGTGTTGTTTACAACTAACTAACACTAGATGTAGTTTTTCCAATAAATGAAACTTGACAAAAAATATAGATGACTGGTAAATAAAATATTTTCTTTTTCGTACTGGTAACTTTCTCCGCCTGTAGTATTTGCAAAATTTAGACCAAAAAAAAAGGCGATAACTACCGAAGTAGCTACCGCCTTTAATTTATTTCCTCCTATTCTTGATTCATGTAAGCTTCATGGCAAACTTCACAAACACAAGCTTCCCCATTAACGTATTCAACATGTGGATTTTCACATACCTCGCAAGGATGTATCGTAATTACAAATTTATCCATTAGACATCTTCACATATGCAATTATTTTGCTCTTCATCACAATCACAACAAAAGAATCTTGTAAACTCAGATTTTTCTTCAGCCGCAAGAATTTCTCTAATAGATTGAAGAATTTTTGGAACTTCTATTTCATTCCACCCTTCCCATTCTTTACCTTGGTCTATTTGCCAAATTTTGCCACTTTCTAATTCTTCTTGAAATTGAACAATATAATCCGCAAGACGTTCTATATTATAGTTATTAGGAAATGCCATTAGACACCTCCTTGTAATTTTATAATATCTAAACCTATCCCTAACGCTATTAAGACCAAAGGTATTTTTGTTAAAGCATGATATTTCCAGAAATTATTATGTACCCATTTATTCATTTTATTTTCGTTGCCCTCCAAGGCGAGTTAGTTAAATAAACCGATTTCGAGGATTTTTCCTCTCATCAGACAGAAACACACATTTCTGTTATCAGTTCTATAATTTGGCTTCATATAAGAGCCATAGCGGAACGAAACGAGAGTAAGTGAAGCTAGGATATCTCCTAAAATCACTCACTCTCATATCTCATCTATGCAACAAGACTGTTTCTATCTACATTAACAATCTCTCCAAAAGGGAGTTTGTCTGTATAAGAACTTTCTTCTGTCACACACCAGAAAACAGGAACGTCTGGCTCAACCTCTTCATCTACTTCTCCGTATCCGTCAGTAAAATAGACAATGGCTACAACGTCTTGAACATCATCAGAATAGTCATTGAATAAGTTGAAGGGAGGATTAAACAAAGTACCTCCTCCTCCTCTAGCTTTTAATTCAATATCCTCTCCTTGATCTAGTTCGTAGACATCCCACCATTCTCCAGAAGAATTTTTTCTCACGCTAGTATCGCAATAACAAACTCTTAATCTTTCCAAACCACACGACTCAGCCATTGAAATAATTTCAGTAGTGAATACGTTTAGTTCTCTCTGGTCTATGGAGCATGAAGTATCTACCATTAAAGCTAACTCTCCTCCTTGAGTAGATTTAACTTTACTAGGTAAATAAATACCTCTCCAAGAATGACGTTTATTTGGTCTTGCCCATGTACTATCGTTAGCTACAGAACTTTGAAGTAAGTCATTTAATAACTGATGCCAGTTAATATTTGACTCTTTCAATTCCTCCATTCTACGACCAACCGCAGAACCAGATTCATTTCCTATAGCTTTCTCAAGTTTTTCAGCAGTAGAAATAGCCACTTGAATATGAGCTTTTAATTCAGAAAGTTCCGACTCTCCAAGAGCATTACCTTCTTCATCTTTAGGCTCAATTATCTCTCCAGTAGGCAAAGGCAAATCGTCAAGGTCAGTATCATTTACATCTACAGAATCATCCCCAGATATATCGTCTACCGCTTCTTGCAGTGATTCTTCATCATCCACCAAAATTTGATAAATTTTTTCAGCAGTCATATCCCGATATTTATAATCAAGCAGACCTCCTTCTGGCAATTTGTAACCCAAATCACTAAGGTATAAATTTATCGCATAATCAGTAGCGTAGTTCCAGATAACGTGATGTCTATGTCCTTTGCGGAGCGGATGCTCCCAGATAACATGGCACGCTTCATGCACTAATACGCCTTGAAGCTCTTTCTCTGAAATGCTGTCAACGAAACCAGAATTATAAAATATATTCTGTCCATCCGTAGCTAGCGTACCAAAGGAATTATCTTCAACCAAATCCAAGTTAAGAATCATGGTAGCCATTCCAATATTACCCTTCATTAACCTTGCTCTCGCTTTTAAAAGTTTTGGATTACTCATTAGTACCTCCAAATGCTTTATCAAAGAAAGAACCTTTAAGGTCATCTACAGATTTTTCTAATCCTTCTGCTACTCGCTTACGCTTCTGCTCTCCTAATTCTGTTTCATCTCTTAGAGAATCATAGGAATTAATAGAAGCAAAAACTGTTACAAGATTTTGATGAGCTTTAGTTATGTGTGGGTCATTATTTAAAATGTCAGCATTGATAGAAGGAAGCATATCAATAGACTGTTTCAATTTATCAAAACTAGTCTTATGAAATGTATCGCCTTTTTTCAATTTATCTACTATGTGATTTACCTGTTCAAGCAAAGCGTCAACTGTAACCTTAAAAACATTTTTAATATTTCCTGTTACTCTATCAACCGCTTCTTTTTGTATGGATGCTTTCATCTTTTCAGACACATCTAAACGGATATCTTTTGAACTGGTAATTTCACTTATCAGACTCTTTTTAAAATCAAATTGAAATTTCGACTTCAAGGTATTTACACTAGGATAATCATCTTCGTTAAAAGCTGTTCCTAATTTCCTTTCAGCTACCTCAATAAAAGTATCGTAGTTTTCCAGAAAACCATCTCTTTCTTTAAAAAAGATATCTCTGGATTCCTCCATTTTTTCATCAAGTAATTCAATAACAGTAGAAGGACATAATCTCCAACCACTAATTGATTTTCCACTTTCCTTATCTTGTGAAGTATCATCCCAAGGCAAGGTCATAGGATAGTAATGCTCATTTCTAAAGCCATTAACTATACGTCTGAATATCTTATTAATATTCTCTCCGTATATATGCTTAGAAACGTGCAATGTTCTATCGTCTGCTCCTACTTTGGATTCCAATCCTTCACGCAAAAATTTATCAACTCGTATACCGCTTGGATGCTTAACAGTAAGCCTCACCAGTAATGCACGAGCAGATAAAATATTTTTATTTTTATCTTTCATAAACCCTCCAGTTTATTTAGTTAAAATTCTGTTTCATACTTTCGTAATCTTCAGTTGGAATACACATTCCAATACAGAAAAAAAGGAGGGTATTTCTACCCTCCATAATTTTAGACTTCCAAGTCTTGATGCTCAACTTTAAAACTAATGAAACTTGCTGTCTCTAATAGTTCTGGTCTAGCGTTGACTAAAGAACGTACAAAGAAAACCGCATACTCTGGAGTAGGGATTTTTTGAACGTAAGCTAAAGCATTTTCAAAATAATCAGTAACCAAAGATTCTCTTGATTCTTTGATAACAGTTATTAAAGCAACCACAGTTGCAAAAAATATACCGCTTAATTTCTTTTGACTAGTCTTACCTTTTTGCTCTGGAATTTCATTTATCTTTCCTTCGCATATCTCAATCAAGTTTGGCACTTCGTCTTTCAATGCCAGAAAAGAAGCAAACTCAATAGAAGCTGTTTCTCCTACATGAATGTCTGCGAACTTTTGCAAAAGATATCTCTCTGGTGCTGTATTCAGAACCTTAGATAAATTTGTCCATTGTCTAGGACATGGTTGCGGAGAAATCACTTTAGGGTCAAAAACATTTAACCAGTTAGGCTGATAAGTTAGGAAACCTAAAACCTCTGGATTAATATCATTCTTAACCGCCCACGCAAACCAGTCATTAGAGTCATGAACAAATTCAATAACACCTGTTCTTGAATAACAATGAGAAGGCAATTTATTTGAACCTGCTCTATCGCTTGCCTTATTAGAAGCACAAGCAATCACCCAATTACCTTTTCCATTCTCTAGAGTAGGCAATTCGTATTCTCCTATTCTTTTCTCATACATAAGTTGAGAGAGAACAGTTTGCATTGAATGATGAGCTTGTCCAAATTCATCCAAGAAAATCATGCCCTCTCCGCTAACAGGAAGATTGCCTAAAAAGGCTCTCTTTTGTCTGCCTTCCTCAACGTAAGGAATACCAGAAAGATCATAACTTTCATATAAGCTACTTCTAAAATCTATCCACCCAAATTCCTTTGCAGTAGGATTAACTTTATCAACAGCTATCTTTCGCCCATTCGCTAAGATGTCTCTTACCTCTTCGACTATTGCAGACTTTCCAATACCAGTACCACCAATTAATAGTGGGGTATTGCCAGCCTGTATTTCGCTCTGCATCATAGCTAGAGCTTCACTTGGTTTATATTTCATTTTACCTCCATAAAATAAGTTAAATTTTGCTAACGGAATCGCTAGCACCAATAATAAAAAAGACTGGTAAATATTCATCCAGTCTCTTTTATTTTCATAGCATCTCAGCTAATCATCAGTTGGTTTATTTTTTTTCTTTGAATCCCTCCTGTATTTCTTTCCAATCGTAATTATCAGAAACAGGATTTTTCAAAACATAATATCCGTCTATATATTCTGAACCTGTATTGGATTCAAAAGGCGAATTAAAATCATCTGAACCACCACAAATAATAGAGTTGATCTCAGTATCATTTATTTCTTGATAACCTCCTTCCTCTACTTTATTTAATAAAGAAACAAGTTTTTTTTCAAATAACTTTTCTCTTTCGCTCTCAGTCAAAACCCAAAAGTATTTATTGATATGACCATGAACTGTATAAGAGTTATCAAAGTTTTTTTCATAAATAGAAGGGTCTGAACCTTGACCTCTAAACTCAGCCAATACTTCTCTTTTTTCGTTATCGTTTTCCATTTTTCTAACCTCCAAGTTAGTTTCTTGAACCCCAACATAGGATTCTCATCAGCACGTTAATTCGTGGACTATCTTATTCAAGGACTATCTCAAACATTTAAAAAAAAAATAAAGGAATAAAAAAAAAGACAAAAAAAAAGAAACAAAAAAAAGCTACCTCATTACAAGGTAGCTCTTATTTATTTAACCATTAGATTAACTTTCGATTTTTTTCCCAAATTTTAGATAATCTTCTTTCAACTGAATCAGACTTTCCAAAAGTAACCGCATCCAAATCAACGTGAAAGTTTACCTGAGCATTATCTTCTATATCTATGTCTTGACCTTTGAAACGAAATATCTGTGACCAGTTTTTCTGACGCACCGACATATCGTAACCAAGAACTTGAAAAAGGGAGTTCAATCTTTCTCTGGTCGTTGGAGTTCCCCAACCGCACATAGAGAAAGAAAGTATCTTTCCGTTATTGTCCTCATCCCAAAATGCTATTTTATGACCATGAAGCCATAGAGCATTGTCGTGACTAGAACTATTAGAAATATATTTATCTCTTCCAACCATAAACGCTAGGCAAATCACTCTGCTAATATTTCTCATTTGGTTGCCTCAATTATAACGATTGATAAACACCAAGCAGAAATGTAAGAACACACGCTTAAACCGATTCCGTAAACGTAACCGCTATTAATCGCATTAACGTACTCAATTAAAAATAAAGCTCCAGTTCCAAAAATGACAAAAGCCATTGCAGAACAAACCAGAATAAACTTATTCATTCTATCCGTTGGAACTGCCTCCAGAAGTAATTGCTTATCTTCTCTTGTGGCTCTATCAGTTAACAATCTACCTAACGCATCCATTTGATTATCAGATAACTTATTAAAAGATTCTTCATTTAAAACAAGTTTAAATTTTTCTCTTATATTATTTTCCATATACAAACCCTCCAGTCTGTTTTCTATTTCGCATACCCGAAGGCTGAAGCTAAACTTCATGCCCTTCGGATGCTCATCAGTCTGGTTAATTCCAGATATAGAAAAGGGCAGTTTATTAGACCGCCCTTTTATTTTTATTTACTTTTAGTTTTATTGTCCAAAACTGATTGTCTTACAGTTTCTTTTAAAACTTCGTATGTAGGTTTCCAAGATAGCAACTCTGTTGAATGTTCTTTAGGATTAACCCAAAACCAACCGCCAATTCTATAGTTACCATTACCCTTAACTTTATCTTCAAGATAACTATTCAAGCTAGCTTCTGCTTCTTTAATTGTTCTAAACCAGATTGCACTATTGTGCCTGTCTCCTAGAACATGCGGAGAAAAAACATTGCTTCGGTAAATTATATGATAGACCCTGTAGCCACCATACAATTCCTTTTCAAGACTATAAAAACTTTTTGCCCCTTCAATACTGCACCAAGATAATTTAGATAAATTTTCATCCATCTCAGAACTTAATCTGTATATATCCACCTTGAAAGTATCAAGCATAGGTTTTGAATATCTATCCAACCAGTTTCTTTCAACTGTTTCACTTTTTTTAAATTTTACTTTAAACATAATTTAGACCCTCCAGTCTGTTTCGATTATTTGACTATCATCATCAGTTATGAGCCGTCACACTCATAAGACATTTGGAGGATGTCGCAACTGGAATTTATCGTCTCCGCATCAGTAACTTTGTTTCAAACCTTTTACAGTTCTTTCATTACATCAGTTGGTACGCATTTTGTTCTGGAGCTTTACTTCTATCTCCGAGGGTAATTCTTGTGACCCTCATTACTGGTTAAGCCCTGTCACGACCCAGTACACTATCTTAAACTAATCTATAAAACCTCCTATTGGTTTAATGCAATAACTAACTATATCAAAACACATCATAATAGCTAGCATATTGTGAGCATTACATAACCAGACTATTTATCTCATAATGATTGCATGAAAGAAAAAGAAAAGACCAGTCTTAAAATAGTTGGGAAGGATAACGACTTAACAATAAAGCAACGCAAGTTCGTGGATGCAATCGTCAAAGGAACTTACCCGACATATAAAGAAGCCTACTTCAATAGCTATGACGTAACGCCTAATAAGAATGGAACTATTCCTAAGTGGGTAGAAGTAGAAGCTAGCAGACTACTTAGCACTAACCCTAAGATAACCCAAAGCATAAGGAAGGCATTAGAGCGTAAGGAAAGCCATTCAGTAGCCTCAAGCATACGAACGAGGAGCTACGTTCTTGAGAGGCTGTATAAGGAAAGTACCGAGAGCGAGAGTGACAGCACTAGGGTAAGGGCATTGGAGTTACTAGGTAAAAGTGTAGCCCTGTTTAGTGACGTAGTAGAGACTAAGGAAGCTAGACAAAGCACAGACATAGAAGCGGACATTGAAGAGAAGATTAAAACCCTAATGGAAAACGCAGACTAGTGCAAGCATTTTGTTAGCGTATTTTCCTACCCCACCTTTTTCCTGACATTTTGACCCCTATATATGACCCCCCACCCCCCTGTATATAATTACGTTACCTGACTGACTATAATACATAGTGTTCTGCTCAAGATATCACCAATTTTCATGTACCCCCCTATGTTATTGCATTTTGCTAGCTATGTTTACCAAATAGACCCCCCCCTGTTTTATATAAAGCCCTAGGAGTCCCATACCCCCATATTATTTTTTTCAAATTTAGGGTTGCTTTTTATGTGAAGGGGGTGCAATATGTTAAAATCTTGTAGTTTCTATACCCAGTACATACCATATATTTAGTATTCACTTAATAAGTGCCTACCTTGTATGTACTTAATAAGTTTTTAATTTAAGAGGTATCTACTTATTAGGTATATACTACATACTATGCAAGAATTAATTGGGTTGTTCTTTAATGTTTGTGTTTACATTCTTCAAGTTATTGGAAATGTAACAGGAATGGGTTATGAATTAGCTAACATAGTTATATTCGTAATACTGCAACCAATTTTAATTCTGCTTTTCTTTGTTTTATGGAGAAGAGAACGAAAGAAACATGAACAAAAATGTATTAAGTAAAGTAAAGAACCTATCTGCTACTCAAAAACAAGAACTACTTTCTTTATTGCAAGAACTAGAAGACGCAAAAAGTAGAGAGAAATGCCACGAGGACTTTATGACCTTTGTTGGGGAGATGTGGTCAGCTTTTATACACGGAAAGCATCACGAGATAATGGCTGATGCGTTTGAGAGAGTCGCTAAGGGCGATTTAAAGCGTTTGATTATCAATATGCCCCCCAGACACACCAAGAGTGAGTTCGCTTCGTACCTATTGCCTGCATGGTTTCTAGGTAAGTACCCAGATAAGAAGATCATCCAAACGGCTCACACCGCAGAATTGGCGGTTGGCTTTGGTAGAAAGGTCAGGAACTTAGTCAATAGTTCAGATTACAAAGCTGTGTTTCCTGATGTCAGTTTGCAATCAGACAGTAAGGCTGCTGGTCGTTGGAACACAAACCAAGGCGGAGATTACTTTGCGATTGGTGTCGGTGGTGCGGTTACGGGTAAAGGTGCTGACCTATTAATTATTGATGACCCTCATTCAGAACAAGAAGGTGCTAGTGCGGACATGAATGTCTTCAATCGTACCTACGAGTGGTACACATCTGGTCCAAGACAGCGTTTACAGCCCAATGGTGCAATCGTTATGGTGATGACAAGGTGGCACAATAAAGATTTAACAGGTCAAGTTGTTGACGCAAGTATAAAGCGTGGCGGTGCAGACCAATGGGAAGTCATAGAACTTCCTGCGATCATGCCTTCTGGAAATCCTTTATGGGGTGAATTCTGGAAGATGGAAGAATTACAAGCATTGAAAGCGGAGCTACCCAACAGTAAATGGATGGCTCAGTACCAACAAGACCCCACTTCAGAAGAAGGAGCGATTGTTAAAAGAGAGTGGTGGAAAGTATGGGAAGGTAGAGAACCACCTGAATGTGAATTTGTTATTCAAAGTTGGGACACGGCTTATATGAAGAATCAAAGGGCTGACTATTCTGCATGTACCACATGGGGAGTTTTCTACAAAGAAGATGACGAAGGAATGATAGCTCCTAACCTTATACTCTTAGATGCCTATAAAGAGCGTTTAGAGTTCCCTGACTTAAAGAAAATGGCTTTCGAGAAGTATAACGCCTATAAGCCTGATGCGTTCATTGTAGAAGCAAAAGCTGCTGGCTTGCCTTTAATCTTTGAATTAAGAGCAATAGGAATACCAGTACAAGAATACACACCCAGTAGAGGTAACGACAAAATATCAAGAGTAAATGCAGTATCTGATTTGTTTGCTTCAGGAGTTGTATATGCTCCTGCAACTAGATGGGCTGAAGAAGTAGTTGAAGAATTTGCTGGATTCCCTAATATGGAACATGACGATTTAGTTGATAGCACTACGCAAGCTCTGTTAAGATTCAGACAAGGTGGTTTTATTCCCTTGCACTCAGACGAAGAAGATGAGCCTTTGGAACATAACCGAACTGCAAATTATTATTAGGATATTAAATGGCAATAGAAAGACAACCAGCTACACCTATAGACGGAACAGTAGAACAAGAGACTGAAGAAGAACTCACTATAGAAATAGAAAATCCTGAATCAGTTGCTATAGATACTGATGATGGTGGCATGATTATTGATTTTAATCCTAATGCTACAGAAGTAGGAGATGAAGAGTTTGATTCTAATCTTGCAGATTTTATAGATGACAAAGTTTTACAACAATTAGGTGGAGAATTAGTAAGTTCTTACAACGGTGATAAAGAATCAAGATCAGATTGGGAAGAAACTTACACTAAAGGTTTAGATCAATTAGGTTTAAAGATAGAAGAAAGAACGCAGCCTTGGGCAGGTGCATGTGGCGTATTCCATCCTATGTTAAGCGAGGCTGTAATACGATTCCAATCCCAATCCATCACAGAGATGTTTCCTGCTCAAGGACCTGTAAGAACTAAGATAGTTGGCAAAGTAACAGAAGAAAAAGAAAAACAATCCCAACGAGTAGAAGATTACTTAAACTATTTACTGACACATGAAATGTCAGAGTACAGAACAGAAACAGAAAAGATGTTATTTTCTTTACCTTTGGCAGGTTCTGCTTTTCGTAAAGTTTATTTTGATCCTAGCTTAGATAGACCCAGTTCTATATTTGTACCAGCAGAAGACGTTGTAGTTAATTATGGTGCAAGTGATTTAGAAACTTGTGAACGTGCTACTCATGTAATGCGTAAGTCTTCTAATATTATTAGAAAAATGCAAGTCAATGGATTTTATAGAGACATAGAAATACCAGATGGTTCGCAAAGCACTTCTGATATTACAAAGAAATACAACGATATAACAGGCGAGTCTGATACTTATAACTACGATAAAAGTCATACAGTATTAGAAATGCAAGTAGATTTAGATTTAGAAGGGTATGAAGATACTGATGAATCAGGTGAGACAACAGGTATAGCTATACCTTACGTTGTAACGATTGATTTCCCAAGTGGAATTATACTGAGTATTCGTAGAAACTATTACGAAGATGATCCTAAGAAAATTAGAAGAATGCACTTTGTACACTATCAATATCTTCCAGGATTAGGATTTTATGGTTTTGGTTTAATACACATGGTTGGTGGATTAGCTAAATCAGCTACTTCCATACTAAGACAACTGGTAGATGCAGGTACTTTATCTAATCTTCCTGGTGGTTTAAAAGCAAGAGGCTTGCGTATAAAAGGCGATGATACCCCAATCATGCCTGGAGAGTTTAGGGATGTTGATGTTCCAGGTGGAGCTATAAGAGACAACATTACTTTCTTACCATACAAAGAACCATCAGGAACTTTATATCAATTACTACAAAATATAGTAGAAGAAGGCAGGCGTTTTGCTAGCATATCTGATATGAAGGTATCTGACATGAACAGTCAAGCACCTGTAGGAACTACACTGGCTTTGTTAGAAAGAAATCAAAAAGTAATGAGTGCTGTACAAGCAAGGCTACACGCATCCATGAGAAAAGAATTTAATATATTGGTAGGCATTGTTAAAGACTTTACTGAACCTGAATATCCATATGAAACAGATGAAAAAGAATCTATTAAAACAGAAGACTTTGATAACAGAGTAGACGTATTACCTGTATCTGATCCTAATGCAGCAACAATGGCTCAAAGGATTATGCAATACCAAGCTGCAATGCAGTTGGCACAAACATCTCCTGAGATGTATAACTTACCAGAACTACACAGACAAATGCTTAATGTATTGGGCATAGAAGATGTACAAGATATTATTCCTGATACAGATAATGTACAACCAGTTGATCCAGTTACTGCGGTACAAAATTTAATTAACGGAAAACCTGTACAGGCATTTATAGAACAAGATCACGAAGCCCATATAGCCGTTGTTACATCTGCTCAACAAGACCCACAAATGCAACAACTTATAGGTCAAAGTCCTAATGCACCTTCAATCCTTGCTGCTGGCTCTGCTTATGTCAATGAACACTTAACTATGAAATATAGAAAAGAAATTGAACGTGAAATGGGAGTTGAGTTACCACCAGAAGGTGAAGTGTTACCAGCAGATGTAGAAAAACGTATATCTAGTCTTGTAGCAGAAGCTGCTAAAAGACTTCTTGGAACTTCACAGTATCAAGCTGAACAAGAAAGAATACAAGAACAACAAAAAGACCCATTAATAATAGCTAAAGAAAGAGAGATGGCTGTTAAAGAAGGTGATCTACAGCGTAAGATAGAAGAAGATAAATCTAGATTACAATTAGATGCAGCTAAAGCAGCTAACAGAGATGAAATAGAAAAACAAAGAATTAAATCTCAAAATGAAATTTCTGGAATAAAAATAGGACAGCAAGTTGCTAGCGATTTGCAAGACCAAGAAACAGAAAATAAAAAACAAGAAAGAGAAGATTATAAATTAGGACTTGACATTGGTATGAATTTGACGAAAGATATCAATAAGAATGAATAATGATATCATAGAGCTATCACTTTCAGAACATATGAAACTGAAGCTGCGTGGTATGATGAATGAACATGCTGACCATATGAGTACAGGAGCTTGTAAAGATTTCTCCGAGTATCAAAAAATGGCTGGTATTGTCGAGGGTTTAGCCCTTGCAGAGAGAGAACTTTTGGATTATGTTCAAAGGAACTTAGAAAAATAGGAACTCGACTCCTCAAGTCGTGCAAAATATGAGTAAAGAAAAAGCAATAAAAATGCCTGAAAGTGTTAAGACTCCAATAGTAGATGAAGAAGTTAAAAGTCAGTTGCCTGAACCTAAAGGCTGGAAGATTTTAATAGCAATGCCTACTGCTGAAGAAAAAACTGAAGGCGGTATAATTAAAGCATCCACAACAGTTAAAGATGAAGAAGTAAGCAATATTTGCGGATTTGTTTTAAAACTAGGACCAGAGTGTTACAACGATACTAAAAGATTTCCTAGTGGAAATTGGTGTAAAGCTGGAGATTGGGTGATATTTAGAGCTTATTCAGGTACTCGCATGAAAATGTACGGACAAGAGTTTCGCTTAATTAATGACGATACTGTGGAAGCAGTAGTAGACGATCCAACAGGAGTAGTTAGAGCATGAACGAATCAAGTACAGAAATAATAAACGAAGAACCTATTATGAATCAAAATACATCTGAAGAAGATAAGTTTTTTGGTAAAACAACAGAAATAAACAATGAAATTCCAGAAGGATTAGAAGTTCAAATAATTAACGATACTCCTGAAGAAGATCGTAGACCAAAAAAAGCAGAAGACGCATCACCTGAAGTAGATGATGAAGCTGTAGATAAAGAAATATCTGATTACAGCAAAAAAGCTGGTGATCGTATTGCAAAAATAAAATACGAGTATCACGAAGAACGCAGAGCTAAAGAAGCTGCTTCTAGAGAATCAAAAGAAGCGGTGTCAAGATTACAAACTTTAATGTCTGAAAACCAAAGATTACAAACTATGGTTGAACAAGGCGGTGAAGTTTTAAATAAACAAGCACATAACAATGCTTTATGGGCAAAACAAAATGCTCAAGTTGAATTTAAAAAAGCTTATGAAGAAGGTGATGCAGATGCAATGAGTAAAGCTCAAGAATCTTTATCTAAAGCAACTTTAGCAGAACAACAATCAGGAAACATGGCACAAAGTGTACAAAATCAAATTGTACAGAATATGCCTCAACAAGTACCTGTTGCACAACAACCACAAATTGATCCAGAAATGCAAATATGGGCACAAAAAAATCCTTGGTTTATGGGAAGTGAGCCTGTTCATAAAGAAATGACTTCTTATGCTATGTACTTAGATCAAAGCTTACAAGCTAAAGGTGTAGACCCAGCTAGTAAATCACAAGAATATTACAGTGAAGTTGATAATGCTATGAAGCAACAATTTCCAACTTTTTTCGGTGTAACTTCTACAAATGAAACAGAAATGGTTCATGGAGAAACACCAAAACGACAACCTTCAACAGTTGTTGCATCCGCAACGAGGGATAGCGGAAACAAAAAACCCACGCAAATCCGTCTTACTCAGACACAAGTTAAGCTAGCTCGCCAACTTGGTATAAGTCCTGAGCAATACGCAAATCAATTATTAAGGGAGAGTTAAATGTCAGAAGAAAATAAAACTATTAATGAGGAAGTTTCAACTGATACTCCTGTAGACCAAGAGCGTACTCCTAGAGAGACAGATAGCCGAGAGGCTACTCAGCACACACAAAGCTGGGAAAATTCTGCTAATTTACCAACACCTAACCCACAAGAAGGCTGGGTATATAGGTACATCAGAACAGCCTTATTAGGTCAATCTGATAATCCTAATGTATCAAGACGTTTTCGTGAAGGGTGGATTCCATGTGAACTACAAGATCATCCAGAACTTCAAATACACATGATGGACCACGGATCAGAATGGGCAAAAAAAGGAAATGTAGAAATTGGCGGACAATTATTATGTAAAATGCCTGCGGAAAAAGCGAAAGCAAGAGATAAGCACTTTGAAGAACTTGCTAAGTCTCAATTAGATTCTGTAGACAATGTTTACTTTAAAGATCAAGATAATCGAATGGCGACCAAACAAGTGTTTGAGCGTAAATCGAGAACTTCTTTTGGTAAAGATTCTTAGGAATCTTTAATAATTAATTAAATTTTAAGGAGACAATTATGTCAACAACAGCAGCTCCATACGGAGCTAGACCTATTGGTACAGTCGTTGGAAGTCCTTATCAAGGTAAAGTAACACATTACAAAATTAAAAATGCGTATGCTACAAGCATATTCTATGGAGATTTTATAAAATGGGGTGACGATAATCCTAATACTACTGTCCAAAAAGACACTGGTACTACGGCTTGTACACCTATTGGTGTTTTCCTTGGTTGTGCTTATACTGATCCTACTACAGGTCAATTCACACCAAATCAATATTTCCCAGCTTCAATCGCTGCGGATGATATTGTAGCGTATGTTGCTACCGATCCTTTTGTAATAATGCAAATGCAAGGCGATGAAACTCTAGGTCAAGACGACTTAGGTAAAAATTTCGCAGTCGTGCAAACAGCAGGAACTACAACTATTGGTAACAGCAAAAACTCAGTAGACGGGAGTACAGCAGCAACTACCGCCACACTACCACTAAAGCTCATCGACTTTGTTGATGGACCTGATAGTGCAGTTGGCGATACTTACACTGATGTACTAGTTATGTTTAACGTAGGGCATCAAATGCTCAACACAACAGGTATTGGTTAAGGAGTAAATTATGGCAGCTATATCAAGAGCAAATGAGCTAAAACAACTTCTACCAGGACTTAATGCCCTGTTTGGAGAAGAATACGCTAATTACGAAAACGAGCATGAAGAAATTTATGTTTCAGAAAATTCCGAAAGATCATTTGAGGAAGAACTGAAACTATCTGGCTTCGGTGCAGCACCAGTAAAAGATGAAGGATCGACTATCAGTTATGATACCGCTCAAGAATCTTTTGTGGCTCGTTACACACACGAAACAATAGCTATGGGCTATTCAATCACAGAAGAAGCAATGGAGGATAACCTCTACGTTTCTCTCTCTGGTAGATATACCAAAGCGTTGGCTCGTGCAATGTCTTACACAAAACAAGTTAAAGGAGCGTACCCACTTAATAATGGGTTTAGCACTACTTTTT